AAAGGAGCGACACCTGCCATGACAATGGTGCTCTCCAGTGCCGGCCACATATCAGCTGCCTCGCTAGCAATCTTGGAGCAGGTGCAGAATAGGAAGATTGATGTAATGCTGATTGCGTCTGATGAACGCCGCCAGGGTGATTATAAGCGCCTTCTAGGACGGTCTACTTTCGGAGTTTTGCAGGAATATGCTCGATCTGGGCTATTTGAAAATATAAGCTTAATTAGCAACAAGTCACTTGAAGAGGTGATCGGTGAGTTGCCCGTGATTGGGTATTATGAGGCCATCAATGAATTGCTAGTAAACACGGTACACATGGTTAACGTGTTTGAGCACTCGGAGCCAGTGGTCGCAGATTTGCCTGAAATACCTGAAGTATATCGTATTTCAACTTACGGCATTTCCAGCTTAGAAGAAAAAGATCAAGAAAAGTTGTTTTTTCCTCTTGACAACCCTCGACATCTACGTTATTATATTGCTATCAATAGGAAACAGCTTGAAGAAGATGCATCCTTAAACACGAAAATTAAGAAATTTCTGGAATTAGCCAGAGAAGACAACATCGACGTTTCATATGGCGTCTATGCTACAAACTACGAAAAAAGCTTTGTATACTGCAAAGCATACACAAATCAAACTCAGGAGTATTGATGATTGTTTATACCGGAACATTTACTAAGGCCGACGGCAGCGCGCGGACAATGCGGTTCGCCCGACTGACAGACTTGCCAGACGAGTTCCTCTCAGCGCGAGTAAAAGGGGGAGAGGTAACAGAAGCCCGAACCAGTGCAAAGGAGAAGATGGTCGCCGAAGGTAAAGAGACCGTTTGGGATCTAGAGGCTAATAACTTTCGCGTTTTCAACTGGAACACCACGGTTGATGACGTTTGCGAGCAAGAAACCGAAGAATACAACTTTTTTGAAAATATTGCTTGATTTTTCATATAAACGGTGTTATAATACTAAACAGAGGATCGGGAGATTTACCGATTCTACTATAGCCAAGAGCAAAAGGAGAAATGTCTAATGGCAATTGATATGAAGGCAATGCGCGCCAAGCTAAGCGCACTAAAGAACGGAGGCCAGCGTAATGTATTCTGGCGTCCACAAGACGGAGATCAGACGGTTCGAATCGTCACTCCCGAAGATGGTGATCCCTTTAAGGATTTCTATTTTCACTACAATGTAGGAAATGCTAGCGGTTTCCTGTGTCCCAAGAAGAACTATGGCGAAGAATGCGCTGTATGTAACTTTGTTCGTGCTTTGTATGATGAAAGCACAGAAGAATCGATTAAGATGGCCAAGTCGTTGACTGCGCGCCAGCGGTTCTTTAGTCCCGTCGTCGTTCGCGGCGAGGAGAAGGACGGAGTTCGTATCTGGGGCTATGGCAAGACCGCCTACGAAACCCTCTTGAATCTGGTTCTTAACCCGGATTATGGAGATATCACTGATGTTGATGAAGGTACGGACCTTACTGTCAACTATGGAAAGCCTGCCGGGGCATCCTTCCCGCAGACTAAGATCCAGCCTCGCCGTCGCACCAGCGCACTGGTGGAAAACCCTGAGCAATTAGCTGAGCTGCTAAACAACATCCCCGAGTTCGAAGCTCTTTTTGAGAAGAAGAATCCCGCAGATGTTGAAGCGCTCCTAGACGCGTTCCTGTCGGATGATGAAGATGCAGAAGCACGCTCTAGTGAAACCGTTCGCTATACTAAGTCTGAGAGTGAAACCAGCAGTGTGGATGAAGCTTTTGACCAGCTTCTAGCTTAACGACGCGCCCACAGGGAGGCATAGGGTTATCAGGTGCCTCACTCTTTATATAGTTTCCCCACTCGCAAACTGCGGGCGAATCGCCCAGATGCAGTATTAATCAAAAAGGAGCAAATATGCGAAAAAATAAAGTGATCCTGCCACTTGCAGGAAGCAATGCCTATATGGCAGCAAATCTACCCGATTTTGAAGACGGTTCAAGTCGAGGAAGTCGTACGATGTGTTTTGTAAAACCATCGCTAGAGTACCCACTAGGGCAGATCCCAAAGGGGCCAAATCCCCGCGAGATCGATGACGTAAGTAAGGTCTATAAGGCAGTCACCGACTCCTATTGTAATGATCCCTTATTTTCGCTTGGCTGCGGAGGGATGCAAGCCATCTACTCAGCCGATACATTGGAGTTTGGAGAGTTTGAAGACGGTACTCCATACGTCTCTTTCGAGTGTGATGAGGCGACTCTGTGTGGACATTACGATGGAATGCACAACAGCAACGCCGTCGACCATGCAAACCAGATGGAAGGAGGTTCCAGTTTCGACCAGCACTATACTCTAGCGTTGGTACCGAACTCAGCGTTTATGGACTTGGATGAGGTGCGCGGTGTCTCATTCGCCACAAACTTCCGCAGTAAACAGACGGACGCTAGCGAACACAATATCATTGGTGGGTTCGATACTCTCAAGAATAAGATTACATACTGCAACACTCAGAATATTGAGTGGGCCCAAAACCAGCGGAACGAGCTTGGTGACAAGATCGGCTGTGAAAGTAAATGTGGTCAAGTGATTATTCTTTTTGGTGCATTCCTGCCCCTGACATTCAGTCGAGCGCACACGATTGAGAAGATTAGTACCTGGGCCAAGCAAGGTGGTAACAAGAGCATCAAACACCTCAAAGATCCCACTACGGGCAAGTTGCTTGAGGCCACTTTTGAACACACCGACGTTGTATTGGCACTATCGGATTATATCCGAGAAACCACAGGACGTATTCTTGGGCCAAAGTTGTCAAATTTTGGTATCGTCAAGATGACAACGAAGAGTCAGATGGATAAGCATGTTACGAAGCGCAAGCCGTTTAAAACTACTGCCTTTGATGGTGTGCGTCCTATTGAGCACGGCTTAAACAAGGATGTTCTTCCAATGATTCTGCATGCTATTTTTAATGCATGCTTTGAATATAACGATGACTCTGGTCGATTTGAAACTGAACTGACGTTGGATGAGATGAAGGCGCTGTGGCTGGATTCTGGCTATGACACTCTGCGCGCTATTGAAAAGCGCCATTCAGCCAGCTTTACTACAGACTATAAGTCTAGGTACGGTGACTTCGTGGCTGATGCCTCCATGTGGAATCAGCTATCAAGTATTGTCAATCGTGCTTTTGTTAAGGGTACCTGGAGAAAACACTTGAATACTTCGGTGAAGAGTGTATAATATAAAGTGGCGCGGGGAAACTCGCGCCACATTTTAATGGAGTTATTAATGGCAAGAAAAAAGACGAAAACTAGCGCAGGAAAAATGTCTATTTCCGATATGCGTGCAATTATCAACAAGAAGGCGGGCATGGAGGTGGCCCATGATCTTTCGGGCGACAACCCGACAGAAGTAAAGAGCTGGATCCCAACTGGATCTCGATGGCTAGACTCAATTGTCTGCCGCGGCAAACGAGCCGGTGTCCCTGTAGGTAAAGTAACAGAGATCGCCGGCCTGGAGGCATCTGGAAAATCCTTCCTCGCAGCCCAGGTTGCTGCAAATGCTCAAAAAATGGGCATTGATGTAATCTATTTTGACTCCGAATCTGCGATTGATCCTGCTTTCCTACAACGCGCAGGATGCGATGTCGACACCCTGCTCTATGTACAAGCTACATCAGTTGAGTTTGTTTTAGAGACAATTGAGGATTTGTTGGCCAACAACGAAAATAGAATGTTGTTCATTTGGGACTCTCTGGCTTTGACTCCTGCTGTCTCTGATGTTGAGGGAGACTTTAATCCCCAGTCTTCAATGGCAATGAAGGCCAGAATTCTCGCAAAGGGTATGAGTAAGCTTACGGTACCAATCGCAAATTCTCAAAGTACATTTCTGGTATTGAACCAGTTGAAATCCAATATTACGCGCTCTCCATCGGAAGCTCTCGTTACTCCCTATATGACTCCCGGCGGGAAGGCTATGATTTATGCGTACTCGCTCAGAATCTGGCTTACCCGCAGAAAGGCGAAGGCTAGCTTCATTACAGATGAAAAGGGGTATAGGATCGGTTCAGAGGTAAAAGTAAAGTTAGAAAAGTCTCGGTTTGGAACGCAAGGGAGGCAATGCAACTTTAAGATTTTGTGGGGAACTAACGAAGTCGGAGTTCAGGACCGCGAATCATGGTTTGAGGCTATTAAGGGCTCAGACAGCATCAAGCAAGCCGGCGCATGGTTTACGTTGGTATATGCGGATGGAACAGAGGAGAGATTCCAAGCTTCCAAGTGGATTGAAAAACTTTCGAATAAAAAGTTTAGTGATCGCGTCGAAGAGTTAATGGACATTGAAGTTGTCCGGAAATTTGACAACCGTGAGGGATCTGCTGAAGAATTTTATGGAAACACGGAAGAAAGTACTTGACAAAAGAATCCCCAGCGGTTATACTTATAATATAAGGAAGTAAAAATGAAATTACCAATTATCGCACTGTTCGCATTGGTCACATCAGGCTGCGCTGCCCATGGGCACACTAACACACATGTTTACTACGCCCCTCCGGCCCCTGCAGTTATTGTGGCCCCCGCGCCCCCGCCAGTGGTCACTATTCGGTACCACTACGTATATGTATCATCGCGCTGGATTCGACGCGCAGGCCCACCTCCGGTTGGATCAGCCCATCGTCCACATCCTCGCTACCGAAATACTGTGATCGTCTACCGAAGTTCAGCACCTCGCCGCGCTGTTCGGGTTCACCGCGCAACGTCTCCTAGGCCAACCGTTCGTCGTACGACAACGCATCGGCATAGGGGCAAATCTTCAAGTCGCACTCGTCGTTCTACGACACATCGACACACAAGTAAGTGCAAGCATTCTAAGTCTCGTTCAACCCGCCGCCGATAGAGGAGTCTATGACTGGTAAACTATTCACGTTCGCATTATTGCTTTTAACTGGTTGTCACTGGGCCGCCGAAGGTTACGTGGAACCCGGCCCAAGAGGCGCCGGAGGCTCCAACCACGGGTCTCACCTGTTCGATCAACATCACACAGGTGGTTCAGGACCAGTGCTAGCGGATACGTACGCCGAATGCTGGCGCCTTCCTGGCGGTGGCTATGGTTGGTATTTCGATGCTACGGCCCACCACTCTTGGGGTCCGGACTACACCGAGGATATTGAGTCCGTCTGGGTTGATGTCTACTTTGGCGCCAAGTCAGTAACTTTTGAGTTGTACGATTCGAATGCACTGTACTACCCTCTCGACGCCCCCGGTGCAGAGATCTATGGATACCAGACGGAATATGGAGATGGTGTCTGGATGAGGTCTGAATACGAAAATATGACGGCTCTAAGATGTGACTCATACCAGCAGTATGAAGTCTATACTACGGCATATGACTACGATGGGAATTATCAAACAGTTGTAGAATATTTATAATTTTCCCTTGACTTAGGCCTCCCTATCTGCTATTATAAGGTTAATGGATAGGGAGGTCTTAATGTATTCAGAAACTGTCGGAGTTGTACAAGAGCTATCAGGTAGACACAAGCGGTTTATCGACAGTTCAGCCCGAACAGCAAAAGACTCAGAGTTTCCCAACTATCGTCATGGGGCCCTTCTGGTTCGCGGCGGCTCAATCTTAAATACTGCTTTTAACAAAAGTAACCATATTAATTGGGCTAACAAGTTTCGTGCCAAAGACTGCGGCCATGCAACTCATCACGCCGAAGTAGGTGCGATCCTGGGAATGGCTAGAGAAAAGACAACGGGCGCGACAGTGTACGTTGCTCGGATCGGCAAGACCGGCCAGCTTAAAATGTCAAAGCCATGCGAGATGTGCCAACAAGTACTGGCACACGTAGGAATCAAAAAGATATACTATAGCATCGATGACACGAATGTCGGGTGCATAAGGTTATGAATCCCCCAGTGCCAAAGATGGGTGATTTAGTTTCATTTAAGTTTGAGTATAATGACGACAACTGGGCAGATAAAGTGGCATTAGTTGTAGGATTTAAACATCCTTACTTGACATTGTTGTACAAGGGTGATACACTAGATGTACACTATCATACTGTAGAAAAACTAACGGAGAACACATGAAGAATTTCGGCTACGCATGCATTAACCAGGGCTTCTCAACACGCCCCAAGTCTAGGCGTATTACTACTAACCGCACGATGATCAAGCGCACATTCCACGAACGTGGCATTGTGTATGCTTCAGAGCTAGCACTGCAAAATCTACGCGATCTGCGCACTATTCTAGAATGGAACCTAGAGAACGACATTTACTTCTTTCGCATCTCTTCTGACATTATTCCATGGGCTAGCGAGTACGACCTACGTGACATGCCCAACTATGGCGCCATCCACGCTGCAGCCCTATCTGCCGGCAACTTTGCACGCCAGCACGGTATGCGTATTACATCGCACCCCGGCCCATTCAATAAGCTAGCATCGCCCAAAGAGCGTGTTTATCAGCTTACTGCTACAGATCTGACTGTACATGCTGACTTGTTCGATCTCATCGGCTTGCCCCGCACGCCATACGCCAAACTCAACATTCATGTCGGCGCTGCCTACGGTGACAAGCCGTTCGCCCTTGACAACTTTTGTCGTAACTTCGAACGCCTGCCAGAGTCTGTCCGCACTCGCCTTACTGTCGAGAACGACGACAAAGCTTCGTTATACTCCACCAAAGAGTTGTACGACGGTGTATACAAGCGCATAGGCATTCCTATCGTATTCGATTATCACCATCACATGCTCCATCCCGGCGGCCAGTCCGAGCAAGATGCTCTAGAGCTAGCACTGTCTACGTGGGGTGACATCAAGCCTGTAGTCCATTATGCTGAGTCCCGCTCACTAGAGCATAACAACCCCAAGATCAAGCCACAAGCGCACTCTGACCGCATTGTACGGCCGTTTGACGACTACGGACATGACCTTGACGTCATGATCGAGGCTAAGCACAAAGAGCTTGCACTTCTGCAGTATCGTGATATGATGAGTGGACAATTAAAGGTGGTAGCATGAGTAGAGTATTAATCGTAGACGGTTTAAATATGTTTTTTCGAGCATATATCGTCGATCCAAGTCTTTCCACCAATGGTCAGCCGATTGGTGGCCTCAAGGGGTTTCTAAAGATCCTCCAGAAACAGATCCGAGAGACTAAGCCTGATGAGGTTATTATTACGTGGGACGGCCATGGCGGCTCTCGTAAGCGTAAATCAGTTAATAAGAACTATAAAGAAGGTCGCAAACCAATCCGTCTAAATCGCTCGATTCGCAATATGACCGAAAACGAGGAAATGGAGAACAAAGTTTGGCAACAGACCCGACTGTTTGACTATCTCAATGAAATGCCAATAGCCCAGCTTATGCTACCAGAAGTTGAGGCTGATGACGTTATTGCTGCAATTACAAATCTAAATTATTACAAGGGTTGGCAAAAGGTTATTGTCTCTAGCGATAAGGATTTTTTACAACTGTGCGATGACGAGACAGTACTGTATCGGCCAATACAGAAAGTTGTAATGAATCGTAAAAAGGTGATCGAAGAGTACGGCATCCACCCGCAGAATATGGCCCTTGCCCGGGCAGTTGTGGGAGACAAGTCTGACAATCTAGACGGTATCCCTGGAATCGGCCTTAAGACTATTGCTAAGCGCTTTCCGTTTATGGCTGAAGACGAGTACTGCACAATTGATCATTTGGTGGAGCACTGTGAGTCACACGAAGAATCAAAACTCA